ACGCCACAATGATGGGTATGACTGCCTTGAGAACATCTGCCCAATTCATAAGCCAAGCACCTTCTTAATGAGTTCGCCAGCCACACCGGGGCCAAACAGCACGCAGATAATCACACCGTACAAAAGGTATTCAATCCTGTTCATGCGCTTTGAGCCATCGTCAAAGCGGCCCTGAATACCCTCATAACGCTGGGCGCAGATTGCCTCGTGGACACTCAATCGCTTGTCAGTGTCATTTGCCAGTTCGTGAAAATCCGCCATATCATTCTTCTTTCGGCTCTTCTTCTTTTGGCTTTGCGGCGTCTTGAATAGCCTGAATCAGTTGAAACACTTCTTGATATGGGCGCGTGCCAAGGTAACCAAGAACTTGATTAACCGTTTCAATAGATAGTTGAATGTTCATTTTTACAAATCTCCAGTGTTTGTTGATGGGTAAGAGCGAGAGGTGCCGGGGTAAATGATGCGAACAAATCCTTGGTATCCGCTAGCGGGATCGGCATATTGACCGCTACCATAACCACCGCCGCCATAAAAAACTGGTGCAGGTGTTCCTGTAGTGCTACCGTTACCACCTGTCGTGCCGGGCGTGTCGGTTGGACTCCCGGGTGCGCCAGCGCCGCTTGAGCCTTCTCCGCCCCAGCCTACACCGCCGCCATAGCCGCCAGCCCTACCGCCAGCACCAGCGGCACCACCGCCCGCGCCTCCACCAGAGCCGGGGGAGCCTGCGGGAGTTGCACCTGAAGCGCCCGCGCCGCCAGCACCGCCATTACCAGAGTAACCTGCCGCGCCCCCACCAGCGGCACCGTAGAATGGGCTTACGCCGTTTCCGCCAGCGCCACCAGTGCCGCCACCAACTCTTGCTGTGCCACTGCTTGCGCCGCCCGCGCCGCCGGGGGTTCCTGTTGTGCCGGGGCTTGGATAGTTGGAGTTAGAACCCTGTGTCCCTGCGCCGCCTGCACCCTGCAAAAACCCCGCTGAAGAAAACCAAGAAGCGCCGCCGGGCTGTCCATTGGCACCAGTCAAGTAGTAACCAGAAGCGCCGCCATATCCGACTTGAAGTTGGTAGGAAGTCCCGGGCGTTACGGCAATGTTGTTAGCGTAAGCAAGGCCACCACCACCACCACCACCAGAGCCGTTATAGCCACCGCCCGCGCCCCCACCTCCGCCAAGGCAAACAATAGAAATCCTTGCAATAGTTGGTGGGCATACCCATGTATAAATGCCAACCGTTGTAAATGTTTGCTGGCCTGTGACGCCCCTATCAGGCCAAGTTCCAAGGCTTGTAGCATTGGATGCCTGAGACATTGTCCACACGCCAGAAGCAGGCCCAGCGGTGGGCAAAACAGGCGTTCCGCTAATTATTCCGCCAGACCATTTTTTACTCATTGCTTCACCCAAATTCCTGATTCAATATCAAACAACCACACACCAAAAACTGTTGGCCGTGGAGGAATATAGACCCAATCTTGTTTTGTTTCGCTCCAAGCAAACTTGTTGTTTTCGTCGCTTGGGTCTGGGATTGGCGGAATAAATTGACACTTGCTTTCGTCAAATGTCCAAGAAGGACGCGCCGCCGCCATGCCAGAATTTGTCCAAGCATCTTTCTCTTGTTGTTGCTTTGCAAGTTTTTCTTCTTGCGTAAATTGGTCGCGATAAAAAACATCTGTGTATTTACCGTCAACTAACTCATATTTAACTGTTAGATTTTTTTCATATGGGCCAAGCACTGGAGGTGTGACACGAATAAATTCCACAAATTCTGGCGGCAAATTATTGATATCGACATCAGGGAATGCCATCTGAAAATTGTCTTCTATGATTGGATGCTCAAAAGGTTGACCATCTTTAACTCGAATGAAAAGTCGCATTTTTATTCCTTAAAAATTCTGTGTGTTGGTTGATGGGAACCTTCTATACGCACCGGGCCAAATAATCCTTACCGCGCCAACTGAGCCTGCGTAGCCGCTGTTTGATGCACCACCTCCGCCATATCGTCCATATGTCGAAGTTCCATCACCTCCGCTACCAACCGAATTTGATACAGGGAATGCGTTTACATAAGGCCCAACCTGACCGCTCTGCCCTTGGCCCAAAAGACCCACACCTCCACCAGTAGAGCCTTGGTTATTGTCACCAGCGCCAGCACCACCAGCGCCAGCGGTTCCTACAACGCCTTGAGGCCAAGTGTTGTTGATGTAATAACCACCAGTGCCGCCATTACCAGCATAGCCACCCGCACCACCACCGCCACCATATTGGCGTAATGGTGCGGCGTATGCGCCAGCACCTCCATTGCCACCATTGCCGCCACCATCGCCAGTATATGTGCCACCAGTTCCGCCAGCGCCTGATGATCCACCTGTGTCGTAATAGCCATTTTGAGCGCCACCGCCTTTTACAACGCCAGTGCTTACAAAGTACGAATCGCCCCCCGGGGTTCCATAGCCTGTAGTGCTGTTAGAGCCGTTAGCGCCAACAACCACTGTGTACGAGGAACCCGCAGTAACAGGATAATTATTTTTGTAACCAAGCCCACCACCGCCACCCCCAGTGCCGCCCATGCCACCAGCGCCTATAGCGCCATGAGTTCCGCCGCCACCAACACAGACGACAGAAACCGAAGTCACGCCAGCAGGGGCTACCCAAGAGAAAGTCCCTGCCGTTATGTACTGCTGTTGACTTGCCGCTTGCAAATCCCAAAGGTTTTGGGAGATAGCCTGCATCTGCTGTTGAAGCGTCCAAATACCACTGTAATTTGGCATTACAAATCTCCTGTATTGGTGGACGGGAATTGACGGGTCACGCCACTGTCAGAATAAATAATTCGCACAGCACCAACACTACCGCCAGTTGAGGCGGCACCGCCGCCACCATACGCGCCGCCAGTGGTTGAAATGCTTGAGCCTGCGCCATTTGCGCCGCCAGAGCCGCCTTTGCCAGAAATTGCAGATATATAACTACCCGTTGGGCTTGGGCTTGCTGTACCGCCAGCGCCATTTGGGCCTTGACCTAAAAGGCCAACGCCGCCACCGCCACCACCGCCAGAATCGCCTTGGTTTGGCACACTGTCAAAACCAGAAGCGCCACCACCTCCACCGCCACCAGAACCAGCAGAACCAGATGAACTGCCTCCAGTGCCGCCAAATGCGCCAGCGCCACCATTTCCAGCATAACCACCAGCACCGCCTGCGCCGCCTGTTGGGTATGGTTGCCCCGGGCTACCAGAGGAGCCTCCGCCTGCGCCACCGTTACCGCCTCCGTCACCAGTATAAGTGCCGCCTGCGCCACCAGTGCCTGCGGATGGGAAGTTACTTGCTCCAGCACCACCTCCGCCACCTTTTACAACACCCGTGCTTACAAAGTAAGAATCACCCCCGGGGGTCGCTGAAGAACCTCTTGCACCCACCACAACGGTATACGAGGTGCCACCAGTGACTGGATAATTGTTTTTATAGCCAAGACCACCACCACCGCCTTGACCGCCATAAAACCCGTTTGCCGAGCCGCCACCGCCAACACAAACCACTGAAACAGTTGATGGGTTCAATACTGGGGATGCAACAAAAGTGTATGTGCCAGCAGTTGTATAAGCAACCTGTTGTGGCAACAATGGAGTTACCGAGTTGCTGTTTGCGCTTGGATAACTTGGGCCATAAGCATTGACCGCAACAACTTGACAAGTGTAGGCTGTGCCGTTTGTAAGGCCAGTAATTGTTAGCGGCGATGTCGTGCCAGTAACAGACAAATTTGTGCCATTTGCGGAAGCAATATAGTACAAAACTGGCGCATCAGGTTGCGCAATTGCCGCAGTAAAAGCAACCGTAATTGACTGAGTTGCCGTAGTTGTAGCGGCTCCAATTGTGGGTGGGCCTGACACCCTCAATGGGTCATAGTTTGCCCGTAGGATGTTTGCGGTATAACGCATTGACATTGCGTTTACTCCTAGGAGGTGATAATTTCAAATGTTGCTGTAAATGTCAACGCATTACCTGTTGCAGATGTTACACCTAGTGATTGGTTTTCAGTAAGATAAAAACTAGTTGTCTTATCAGTAACAATCAAAGTTGCATTTGCAGGAACAGAAATCGTACTAGCAATTGGAAACGCAGTACCACTACCAAAAGTAGCGTTGTTTGAAATTGCCACGGTTGCATTAACCGCACTTGCCGTTGTATTCGCTACAACAATGCTAGTCACCCTATGCACCGAGCCAACCGCTGGGTTAAGACCCGTGTCTGCTGTTGTGCCGTCATATGTCCAAGAGGTTGTTACACCAGTCCCAGACGGCGTCACATAGGCGGTATTGCCATAGATGCTCGTTACATTAACAATATTTGGATTTGCCATTTGTTGCTCCTTAGAATCCGAAGATCATCGCCATAGCGATGGATTTGCCTGTTGAAATGCCGCCTGACGCGGTTTGGAATGTAGGCGCTACACCCGCGCCATTTGATGTTAAAACTTGACCAGCAGTTCCTACCGCAGTTGTTGCGGGAGCGGCTCCTGCGCCACCCCCATAAACAATTCCAAATTGAGTCAGAGCGGCAGATGATGCCCATGTTGAGCCGCTTGAAAAGTAAGGAACACCGCCAGAGGTTCCAGCAACAGTCAATGCCAAAGTCCCAGATGTTGTAATCGGAGAACCAGCCACAGAGATCAAGCCGCCAGTAAATGACTGAGCAACAGAGGAGACCGTGCCGCCACCAGAGGCAGAAAGCGTACCTGCGGCAAAAGTCAATCCAGACCCTACGGTCACATTGCTAAAGCCGCCAGTGCCGTTACCATACAGAATTGAAGTTCCGCTGGTTGCTGGCGCGTAATCAGTACCAGAAACAGCGGCAGAGATTGCAGTGCCGTTGCCCTTCAACAAACCTGTGACACTGGTTGATATTGTGATTGCAGGAGTTGTCGTTGGGTTTACAACTGTTCCAGCAAATCCATTTGCAGAGGTTACAGAAACTGTAGATACAGTTCCAGTCGTGCCATCAGCAGACGCCAGCAAAAACACAACCCCAGCATTATCTTTGGCGTACAGTTTTTTGTCGTAAATGTTGATAGCCAGTTCACCACTGACAAGATTGCCAGCAGTAGGAAGTGCCGCAGGAGTCGTGCTGTAATACAGCGAAATTGGGGTGAAGTTTGTAGCCGCCATTAGAAGGTTCCTCCTGAGATACCGCCAGTTGTGCCCGTACCAACGGTCAGCACGCTTGTCGATTGATTATAAGAAAGGTTTGCAGATTGAGCCAGTGCGCTGGTACTCGACGCATACAGCACCCCATTTGCCGTGTACGAAGACAAATTGGTTCCGCCGTTGGCAACAGGAAGGACGCCAGAGACACCCGTAGCCAACGGGAGGCTGGCTCCTTGAGACAGGTTATAGGTGTCACCAACTTGAATTTCTTCAATTGAAGTACCATCAATTACGAGTGGGTATCGTGCCGTCATTGTTTATTCCTCAAAATAAAGCCACATTTACTATGGTCACACCATTGTTTAACAAAACAGGCAAGTAGCCACTTGCAACTGAAATTTGCACTGTAGATGCATCATGTAACACAACTGGCAAATATGTAGGGTTTAACTGCCAGTCAGGGGCTGTTCCAGTTGACTTCAATACCCGACCAGCAACGCCAATTGGCAATTTTGTTAGTGTTGTTGAGCCAGTGGCATACAACAAATCACCAGCAGTGTACGAAGTAATGTTTGTCCCGCCAAGGTTTGCAGGAACAGTTGTCAACGAAATTACCGTGCCAGAGACATTGACTGGCGATGTGCCAGTATAAATTTGCGATGCACTGATCTGCACAAAAGTAATATTGGTCGTGCCAAAGGTGATCACGCCCTGCGTATTGCAGGTGTAGGTCTCACCAGCACCAGTTGTACCTTGCTGAACAAAGAAAGTTGATCCTTCGCTCAATGTGGTTGGGCCAGCAATTCCATAGGTATCGGTATCAGAAGAACGAGTCAAAACCCAGTTTGTTGAAACAGAACCTACGCTAGTCACCACATAAACGCCGTTTTGAGTGGCGTTTGTTTGGGTGTAAACCAGCACGCGGTCATTGACTGCGACCGTAACACCGTCGATCACCAACGCGGCTTGCGTGCCTGCATTAGTTAATGTTGCGCCAACGCCGACCCCCGCGCCACCCGGCTGGTTGTAGGTTGCGTTTAGGTTGGCGGGAGACTCAACGCGAACAGGCGTATGAAAATGAATGCCAGAAGCCACCAAGGTGTCAACATATTGCTTTGTCGCCAACTGCAAGTTGCTGACTGGGTCTTGCGTTACGGCGACCGAAGTCAACCCACCTAAAGTTGACGCTGTTGCACCCAGCGCAATACTAGTTGAGCCAATAGTCAACGAACTGTTTGTCAACGATGCGTTGGCAATGTTGGTCAGGGTATTTGATGCACCGCTGATCGTTTTATTGGTCAGCGTTTGAGTTGCAGTGTTTGTCGTTACAACATCTGACGCAACAGAGGCGGCAGTCATGTTGTAAGAGCCGCCAGCAATTGTCTTCCCTGTAAGAACCATTGCGGAAGGCAAAGACAGAACAGGCGTCTGACCGCCAGTTGATGTAATCTCGTTGGCAGTGCCCGTTACAGATGTAACTGCGCCAATTGCCGTTGCAGAAATTGCAACATTCGCGGCGGCTGTCAGTTGCCCTTGAGCATTGACTGTGTAACTTGGAACTTGTGATGTTGAGCCATAACTTCCAGCCGTTACGCCAGTGCTGGAAATTGCAATCGTGCCAGTGGAGGTTATAGGGCCACCCTCCAGCCCAGTCCCAGTAATAATTGATGTAACACCAGTGCCAGCGGCAATAATTTGCCACGCGCCGTTGATGTAGCCCTCAAACAATGCCACATCGGTGTTGTAGCGGAACATCCCGTTTACGCCAGCGGGGCGTGCGGCGGTGTTGCCGATAGGCATGGTGATGCTGGCCGTACCGGGGATAATCGGGTTGGGCGTAATACTGATGACTGGCGTTGTTGTGCCATTTAGAACGCTGATCTGATTGTTGGTTCCATTGACATTGGTGACCGTGCCATCACCAGCACCAAGATTTACCCAAGAGCCACTGATGTAGCCCTCAAAACGATTTGTTGTGGTGTTGAAGCGGAACTGGCCGCTGACACCCACAGGTTGTTGAAGAGTCGTACCCTTGGGGATGACTACGCCGCCCGTCCCGGGGAGCGTTGCGTCGTCCACAATTGAGATTGTTGGAGCGCCACCAATACCGTTGCCATTTGCAACACCAATCTGATTGGCTGTGCCCGTGATGGATGTGGCATTCAAAACACCCGCTGTGGTAATGGTCATCAAGCCGTTGGCGTTTAAATTTGCCAACGACAGAACCTGACCAGCCAAAGCAATGGTTGGGTTGCCTGCAATGCCATCGCCGTTGGTGATTCCCAAGCCAACGCCAGTAACCGCTATAGAACGGCCTGTAATGGCCGTAGCGGAGGTTTTTACCTGAAAGCCAGTGCCAGAGTTCACCAAAGACAATAAAGCGCCTGTGGTGCTGATATTGAAAAGTCCCTGCGCTCCGCCATCAGTAATGGACAGTCCATTGCTCACACCAACATACCGACTGTTTGTCAGTTGAGGGGTTTGATTGACCGTCAGATAGGTGTAAGTCTGAACAGGCGTACCAGCAAGCGCCCCAGTCGTTGTTTGGACTGTCACCCCGTTTTGGACAATAGGAACCGCCTCAGTGCCTGTAATAGCACCAGCGGTTGGCAGTTGGGTTATGGCGACTTGTGCTGACATTTATGTACTCGTATTGTCGGGCGGGTTCGGCGCAATCGTATCTTTGTTGCCCGTCAATGTTGGCGTCTGTGTATTCTGCTCAGTTGAAATAATGAACTGGCTTGTGCCATCCATTGATTGACTGCCAGTCATCAGGTAGTTATCGCCAGCACCGATAGGCACATCAGGACGAGGAAACCGCAGGTTGATACGCTCGGTCTTACGGGCGGCAAGGCGGTAGGGATCAAAATTGTCCCTGCACCCTTGGTCACACACCCGTAGCCCGGGGAAGTTGGGGTCTGGCCCCAATTGCACAAAGGCGCGTTTCATCTTGCATCGGTCGCATACACCGATGGCAATCGAAGTCAGTCCTGTTGTGTCTAAAAATATTGGCATTATGCTGTGTACACCGAGATGTTCGGTGCCCAGTAAATTGGTGAGCGATCACGCTCTTCTTGCTCTGCAATGTAGAGGTGCTTCTCGGCCATCTTCTCCAGATAGCCAATGCGATCCATCGCAACTTGCGGCAGTTCGAGGCTCATCTTGTGAGCCAGCATCATCTGCACAGCCTCATACCAACGCTGTGGAATTTCCAACTCGTCGGTCAAAGCGCCCACATCGTCAATCTGGCGCGAGTACCAGCAAGTCATCTGCACAAAAGCAGTTGATGGCACAGGCCAGATATAAATTTGTGGGTTTGGAATCTGACGGTTGTACCAATACTGGTACGGCTGGTTGGCTGTGAAATCTTTGTTTGGCAAGTTGGTGTAGTCGTCGCGGTTGAGCGAAGACATCTGAACCTCAAGCGAATTGTTTCCAAAGTACAACTCACGCACAGACAGTGTCGTGCCGTTATAGACACGGCAACGATAGTAGGAAACAGTCTGGCCTGCAACGATGTCAGTCCAAATCCATTCGTTGTCCACAACAGCAACAGAGCCAAGGTCAACCAAAGTCTTCCATGTTATTCCATCGATGGAATATTCGTAGATGATTGACCAAGTCCCAGTGGACGCAGGCAACAAGCCAATTGAGCCAATGTAGACAGGGTTTGAAACACCGTAATTGACCGCAATGTTGCCATTGGTCGATGTCTGCGTGCAAATGGTGTCCACATCGCCGTCATACGCGTTTGCAACGACTCCGCCAGCAGAAGAGGTATATGACCCACTAGGGCGGCTCATCGTGCGATACAGCGTGTTCCAGAGGTCAATTGAACCCTTGGGCAGGTCGTAGATGTACTTGTCAGGGGTCAGGCCAATCACCTTTTTGGTGATTGTCCAGAATTGAATTCCTCGGTTGCCTAGATCAGACAAAAGAAAATAAAGCGATTGGCGTGCAGACAGAACCTGCTCAGAGGTCAACTCTTCGGCGAGTTTCCCACAGCGACGAGCGCCGTGATCAATCAATGTTTGGACATTGATGACTGTCTGACCAACGGTTCCTGAATACGGCATATCAGCACTTCCATCTGTTTAAAGCCGCCGCCTTACGGGTTGGCTGGCCTTTTTCATCTTTCATCGGCCCCGGCATCCCGCTCATTCGGGCGCAAAATGAATCTTTGCGTGAGCCACCTTGAGGTTGCGGAGCCTTGAGGTTTGAACCAGTCTCTCGATTGTACTTCTCGCGACCTTTTTGCGTAAGACCTGCGCCTTGTTTTGTTGGCAATTTTTCGCCACGACTAACAGAAAGGTTTGGCCCACCTTCTTTAAATTTTTTGCCTTTATCAGCATTGGCAAACTCTTTGCCCACCTTTTGAGGGATGCCCACCTTTTTGGCAAATGAAGGGTTGTGCGCAACCGCCTCCATCAATTTGTGCTGGGAAGATGATTTGCTTGGCATGATTACCAGCAAGACTTTGACATCTTGCCGCCAGTTTTCATTTTGGCGGTTTTTGCTGACTCTTTAAAGTCTTTAGCCGTTGGCG